TTTCCGGGCTTGGGGGAATTGAAGAAACTCTAATCATTTACTTTTTAACGTGGTATATCTTTAACACATATGATAGTTTAAAGAGTAGATACGTATACTATACACGTTCCCGTAGTGAAATGGTCATCACATAGTCCTTATACTTTTAAAGTATGTCAATTTATGATTTAATTCATAAGTTCGGAGTTAAGACTGCATCCCGGGATCGATACCCGGCGGGAATATCGCTTTTTACATATGGGACACATATGTAAAAATTGATTTATAGTAATATAATATATTTATACCCCACACGAAGGGTGAGACTCTAAATCCATTGATTGTCTTGGACTTGGTAATTGATTATCCGGTGTTTTTGGACGTACCATCCATTTTTTTATAGCTTTTGATACGCGTGAATCGTCTTGTTTAATTAGTTCACCATTTGAAATTATACTTAAACCGTTACACACGTCAGGTTTATTTTCTTTATCGGGAAACGTTTCGTTAAATGCCTCTATCGTGTGCCCGGGTATATCCGGTGCTTCATCAAGTAATCGATCGTATTCTAAACGCACTTTATTTACAAATTCTAAAACGTCTTCACGATATTTCGTTTCGAGTGATAATTCCATATCAATGTTCCTATAAAATTTTGAGTATTGGACGGACATGACGGAATGTGCTTCCATCATACGTGAAGAATTGTTAAACTTTGATATCGATGTAAGTATACCCGCGAGTACGTTCAAAAACGCGAAAAAGTATTGAAAAATAACAATTTTTTGTTTTTGTTCGGTCGACATGTTTTGATCATTAGGACTTAAAACTGCAAAACCACCAACACCCGTAATACTTGATATGATTATACATGGGTACGATAACCAATCGTTCTGTTTCTTATAAAACATACGCGCGTGATTATGTAGCCATCTGTATCCGGCAGCCTTTTCGGCCCATCGGATTAGGAGCTTTTCTTGTTTTGGACACCAATGATGTTGTTCTGGTATGTCTTCTCCCATTACTCTTTCTTAGAAAATAAATAGGCATATTCTCGTGCCTGTGTATCTACGATCTCGTTCTTTTCGTTACCGTTGTGTGCCTTGACCCACTTTATATCAACAAACTCAATTTTACGCAATAAGTATAACATATGTATCCATAAATCCTTGTTCTTTACGGGTTCACCTTTACTCGTTTTCCAACCGTTACGTTCCCAATTCTTCGACCACTCGAGTAATCCCATTTTTACATAGTTACTGTCTGTATATACAGTTACGGTATCGTGTCCTAATTCTATACACTTCTCGAGTGCTTTTATGACCGCGGTCATCTCCATTATATTGTTTGTGGTTACCTTATCACCACCTCGACCTATAAAGTCATCTATAATATATGCCCAACCACCGGGACCAGGGTTTCCTAAACAACTTCCGTCTGTGTAGACTTCTATCATACTTACTAGTATATACGATAAAATCTTTATATTTCAACAACGTGTTCCTTTTTATACGGGAAACAGTAATAATAACATTTAACCACTGGATTAAACAATACACATGAACCAAACACGCTTCCAAAAATTATTAAAAATGTATATATAGGTTCCATTAACGTATTACACGCGTAATTCTTTATCTTTCAGTTTCTGCATCATCATCACAACACGATTTTGGACAGAAAAGTGATAAGATTATAACACCAAGTACTGTAAAGGTTACTGATATTCCAACTATAAAATTCATTATATTTGTATAACTACTTAAAATTTTAAGTCTCTTTGAAACAAAATGGATTGGGATCCAGTTATTGTTCGAGGTAAAATCGACAAAACACGTGAAAAAGAAAAATACGTCAAGTTCATGGGTCAAGAAATCAAGTTACCGAAACGAAGTCAGTATTCAGGTATATCACCGGAACAAAAACTCGAGGAAGCTGAATTGTGTGGTACACATAGAAAAGTGAGTAAAGAAACGGGATTAACGATCCAACGGGCACGCGTTGCAAAACAATATACACAAAAAGATCTCGCGGGTCTTATACACGTATCAATAGATATTATCTCTTCATACGAATTAGGTAAATCAATTCCGGATCCTAACGTCATGCAAAAATTGCGTCGAGTTCTGGGTGTTAAACTTTAAAATTTGGTCTAAATTTTAATTTTTAAATTGTAAATTTTATTTATTTTTTAAATTTTTAAACGCTTAATAGACGCTTAGTTGGAGAACGCGAGGCCACCCATACCCGATTGGATTCTGAGGACGTTGTAGTTCGTCGCGAACATGTTAAGAGTCGTCTTGTCCGAACCAGACTTAGTCGCAATGGAGACTTGCGCGTTGTCGATTCTGGAGAAGTTACAGGTACCCGTTGGTTGATGCTCTTCTGGCTTGAGCGCAAAAGAGTACGAGTAGACCCCTGGCATTGGGGAGGCGGAGTGGTGGACGTATGGTTGGACGGAGTTAAAGTACTTACCGCCTTGTTCCTTGAATCTGTCTTGGCCGTTGAGGACCAACTTGAAGGAAGACAATGGACCCGAAGTTTCTTCATCGAATTGCGCGAGGCCGATCAAAGATGGCGCACCCGCGGCACCTGGGGCAATCGCGACGTTAGAGTCGGCGATGGACGCCAAGTTGGAAGATACCGTAACCGCGGTGTCAGTAAAGTTCCACAATTGGTTGGCGTCACCAGTAACACCAGAGGCTTCAGTGGCACACCAGACCAATTCCTTGACTGGGTGGTTGTACGACAATCTGATTTGCTTGGTAGAACCGGCAGCAGCCAAAGAGTCCGCACCAGTGTGTTGGACTTGTTCGATCAAGTATTCGTGACCCTTTTGCGCAAATCGTCTGCGTTCTTCAGTGTCAAGGTAGACGTAGTTACCCCACACCTTGAACGAGTCGAAGTAAGTGTCGTAAACACCGGACAAGTCAAAGTCAATTCTGACTTCGTGGTATTGCAAGGCAATCAATGGCAAGGCCAATCCTGGGTTTCTGTTAAAGAAGAAGATCAATGGCAAGTAAACCTTTTCGTTGTCCACAGTCGCCGAAGTCATCTTACCGTAGTTCAACTTCTTGGCTTCGTCCATGTACAATTCTGCGTACAATCTCCACCACTTTTGGTAGTGCTTGTCGATTCTTTGACCACCGATGGACAATTCGACAGTGGAGATCGCGGCTTCCGCGACCCACGCATCTTCAGTCTTGTCGCAGGCTTGTTTCGCGGTCAATTCAACGTACATATCCGCGATCAAATCACCATTTCTGGCGACCGTGACGGAGACGCGACCGGAGTTCGCGGCGGTACCGTTGACAGTTTGTTCGATGTTTTCCATCGCAAAGTTAGTGTGGCGTTTGTAGACAGCCTGGAAGAAAGTGACTTTTGGGTTACCAGTCAAGTAGACATCTTGGGCGCCGTAGGCGACGAGTTGCATGAGACCACCGGCCATATTGTTTGTTTTTGTACTATAGGCTGAGATTTTTTTTTCGGGTGAAACCTGCGAAAAAACTCGATCCTATTTTTCCTGGTACATATAAATGTCTGACCAAGAAGATACAATTATTGAACCAACCGAAGAAATTGAAGATGAAGAATATGGATCCGAAACTGGATCGAATATTGAAGAAGATGAGCTAACTACAGTCGGAGGTGAACTCCCGGATATCGATGATTTCGAAGATGAATTCGAAGATGAGCCATATATGATGGATATGGGTGGACTCTTAAGTTCGGTCCTCGCCACCGAAGAAGGTGACACTGTATGTTCCGCACTGGTAAATATTTCCAGACAGATGGAAGTTCAAAACAAAATTCTTATAAAAATGTTATCTCAGATGCAAAAAAAATCAACTTAGAAAAATAATACATATGTAATAAAAGAAAATGGAGGAAACACATTTTATTAGTTCGGAATCAAACCAACGTGAATCCAATGCTATTATGTGGTCTAACCAGATTCAATCACTCAACCCTGAAGAGTTTATGCACCTTCTATCAGAATTGGAAGATATGTGGGACATTAATGCTACGGATAATAGCATGGTATCGTTCCAACTTGGATATAAAAACTTTATAAATCCTCAGGACCTCGACCCTGAAACGGGGTTACCCGTTCGGTTTGACGTTGAACTTGTTTCTGGAAACCATAAACGTCTGAAAATGCAGTTAGGACAAATGTATCATCGGGCTGAAGTTTTAAAACTTTTAGATACGGAAGACGATGAAGATATGAAAATATCCATGCGTATAAATCGTCTTATCGATCAAGTTGATGATGCGTGGCAAATTATTTTTAGAGCGGCACGTATACATGAACGTATCAATAACCCGACATACGTTCCCATAAACCCAGAATCAGATCCATCTATTTTTAGGTGTTCAACTATGGATAAAGTAGAGGAATTGGCACCGTATCAACAGGCAATTCTCGCGTGTTTGCAAAACCTGTACGAGACGAATGTTAAAAGATACAAGGGGTACTGTTGTACACAAATCAAGACCGAAGATGGTAAAGATACACGTGCATGGAAACAGGTCGAAACAATACAGGAGTACGTTTATGGAGTTGCACAAAAAGAAACACGGTATGAACTCTGGAAAAATTTATCGAGTCGAGGATCAGCCTATAACGACGTTATTCGACACTTAACACACTGTAAAGATATGCAGTTTCCGGAGATTATTAAAAATCGTCACGTTTGGTCGTTTAAAAATGGTATTTTTATAGGTAAAGAGTGGTCTGCACAAACAGGTCTCTACGAATCGAACTTTTATACGTACGAGTCGCGTGAATTTAAAAATCTTGATCAAACCATCGTAAGTTGTAAATATTTCGATAAGGAATTTACGAATTACGAACACCTTGAGAACTGGTATGATATTCCAACTCCTTTTTTTCAATCGGTTCTCGAGTACCAAAAGTTTGATTCAAATGTATCTAAATGGATGTATGTGATGGGTGGTCGTTTATGTTTTGCTGTAAATGATATAGATACATGGCAGATTATACCTTTCTTAAAAGGTATTGCGCGTTCAGGTAAATCGACTCTTATCACAAAAGTGTTTCGTAAATTCTATAACGCTGACGATGTACGTACACTTTCAAATAATGTTGAAAAGAAATTTGGATTATCATCTATTTATGATGCATTCATGTTCATAGCCCCCGAAGTAAAAGGTGATTTACAACTCGAACAGGCTGAATTTCAATCTATCGTGTCTGGTGAAGACGTATCCATTGCGGTAAAACACGAAAAAGCTAAATCGTTTGAATGGACAACACCCGGTATACTCGGTGGTAATGAAGTTCCAAATTGGAAAGATAATTCAGGTAGTGTTTTGCGTCGTATTCTTACGTGGAACTTTGGTAAACAAGTCAAGGATGCCGACCCAACACTCGAATATAAACTCGATGCAGAATTACCCATCATACTTCAAAAGTGTATTCGTGCATATCTCGAATATGCACAAAAGTATGCAGATCGAGATATTTGGAATATCGTTCCCGAATATTTCAAGACAGTTCAGAAACAGGTTGCGACTGTTGCAAGTACACTCGAAAACTTCATGCAGTCTACAGGTGTAAAATACGGGAAAGACTTATTTTGCCCACAAAAAGAATTTGTTGCGTTATTCAATTCACATTGTCAAGCAAATAATCTTGGAAAACCGCGATTTACACAGGATTTTTACGTAGGTCCATTCAGTCAGCGTGATATAGAAGTTCGCGAAATTAATAATTTAACATATAAGGGACGTGTATGCCCTAGACAACCATTCATATTTGGTATAGATATAGTAGATGAACAAAAACCTCAGTTCAGTAATGACATTTAAAATATTAAAGTATAATAAGATATGGATCCCAGGCAGTTCGTAAAAAATTCGAATGTGTCTATTCAGACAGAATCTAAAGTAGTACCAACTAAAAAAGGTGGTCTCAAAATTGGAAAATTTCATCCGGGTATGTACAATGTTCTTGTAAACAAAAAGTTTTCAACGTCTGAAAACCGTGTAGATTTACAGTACATTTTAAAACAAAAACCGAAGGGACATGCT